ATACTAGCTAGAGGTGCATCGGCCAGAATGGGGCGGAGCTATTTCACCTCGCAAATGTCTGACGCCGCCCGCGACCATGAACTCCACGTCATGTGGGAATCCCTTAAGGCCGAGGCTCCGAGCACAAGCAAGAAGTTCCGTGATTTCCAGAACTTCCGCGATGCTTGCGGCGACATGCCCCTGGGCGGCACCGTTGAACTGATCGACCCGACCCAAGGGTTCAAGAGCAGCAACATCCGTGTGCTGGATCCGGCGGGCGAGCCTGTGACTCCGACCGTTCCGAGCGTCGAGCCTGAAGGTGTGATGCCTGAGGTGCCCGCAACTGAACCCGAAGGCGTGATGCCAGAAGTGGAGCCTCTGCCCGAAGGCGTGACCCCTGAGATGCCCCAGGGCACGGACCAGAGCCTGCCAACCGAGGTGCCGGCCGAGCCTCTGCCCGAGGAAGTGCCCAGTGAGGCGGTAACGCTGCCAGCCGAGGAGGTGCCAACAGAGCCCCCCGCTGAGGTGGTGGCTGAGGAGCCGGTGGCCGAGCCTGCCGCTGTAGAGGAGCCCGTGGCAGAGGCGCCCACTGAGGTGATCACCGAGCCTGTGGTGGAAGAACCCGCTGCCGAGGCCCCTGCCGAAGTGATCGCTGAGCCTGTGGTGGAAGAGCCCGCCGCTGAGGTGATCGCAGAACCTATTGGTGAAGTGGTTACTGAGCCCGTGGCAGAAGCACCTGCTGCGGAACCCGCCGCTGAGCCTGTTGCCGAACCTGTGGCGACCGAGCCTGTGGCCGAGGCGACTGCTGAGCCCGCGACCGAGGAGCCGGTGGCCCCTGCTGCTGAGGAGCCCGTCGCCGAACCTGCTGCTGAACCTGTGGCAGAAGAGCCGGCCGCCGCTGCTGAGGAGCCTGTTGCAACCGAGCCTGCAGTCGAGGAGCCCGTTGCTGCTGAGGCACCTGCCGAAGCACCTGCCGAAGCACCTGCAACTACCGAGGAACCGGCTGTTACTGAGCCCGATCCCGCGGTGTAGCGCTACCCCCAGCCATGCAAATGAAGTAGCCGAGTCACTCCCCTTAGAATCGACCTAGTTACTTCACTTGCATGGCATTGGCCCTCAAGGCGATTGACCGTCTGAAACAGGCAGCCAACCTCAAACCAACCAAGCGGGTCGTACTCCTCAACAACGGCGAAGAGTTCGAGTTTTATTGCCTGCCACTGACCATGGCAGAACGTGACCGGGCCTCTAAGGATGCCAAGTCCGACGACGCAGGTGCATTTGCGCTGCAGCTGCTGGTGAATAAGGCCCAAGACTCCAACGGCTCGCGTCTCTTCACGCCTGGCGACATCGCTGACCTGAAGCACGCCGTCCGCGATGAGGACCTGCAGAAGCTGATGCTGGCTGTCCTGCAGGCTGATGAGGAGGAGGAGGGCGCCCTGGACCCCAAAAGCTCTCGAAAGGGAACTGAAGAGTGACAGCTGGTTGATGCTGTCGTTTGGCGTGGCCAGGGAGCTAGGCATGACTGTCCAGCAACTCCACGCCAACATCACTCCCGAAGAGCTGATGGGATGGTCGGCCTACTTCTCCATCATCAACAAACAGCAGGAGGAGGCAATGGAGCGGGCGCGTAGGCGCCGATAGATTGGTGGCGACGCAGTTGCAGAGCCTTGGCGACCTACTCAGCTGATATTTCAGTCAAGGTCGTCGGCCTAACCGCCCTCACCTCGCTCGAAAAGCGAGTAGAGGCGCTGCACAAGCAGTTCACCAAGATCAACGCCGCGGCGGCGAACGTCACCGCCCCGTTCCAGAACCACATCAGAGCGCTGGAGCGGCTGAACGTTCTGCTCGAGTCGAACGGCCGCCTGTTGAACCAGCAGGCCCAGGCCGTCCAGCGAATGGACCGGGTAGCGAGCAGCACCAGCCGCGGTCCCGCTAAGCAAGACCCACGCATCCTGCGTGAACAGCAGGAAGCCTTTGCTCGCCAGATTCAGCAGCTGAAACAGCGTGCTGACCTGCTCGAAAACAACCGGGCGATCACCGACAAGCTGCGCAGCGCCACAGAGCAGCTGATCTCCTCCGGCAGCGGCAATGTTCGCCTGGGCAAGGAACTGCTGAAGAACGCACGGGCCCTGCTCGTGGCCGAGGAGCAGCTAGCCAATCAGAAGGCCAAGGATGCTGCCCAGGCCATCAAGGATGCAGAGGCCGAGCGTGTAGCCCGCCTGAAAACGGTCGCAGACCTGGGGCGGGCCGAGGCGCAGATGGCCAGCGACCTCCGCAAGGCACGAAAGCAGGACCAGCGCGACCGCGAGCAGGGCCAACAGCAACGCGGCTCTGTCTTCCGCACCGCCACCGGCATTGCTGGACGAACCGGCGGAGCTGTCGATCGCGCATTCGGCGGGGCGTTCTCCGCTGTCGGCAAGGCAGCTGAGGGAGCTGTCATCCGCGGCGGCGCCGCTGCCGGCGTCATGGGCATCGGCGGGATGCTCAGTTCGATGCAGAACTTCGAGGTGTTCGGCAAGCACCTGCCCGAGATCACCGGCGCCGCGGGTGCGGTGACTGATCTGGTGGCGGCGCTGGGCAACCTCCCCGGCGGCCTGGGCGCCGCGGCCGTGGCAGCAGCGGCCTTCGCACCGTGGCTACCGAAGATCGCCCAGGGAGCACTGGAGGCCGGTGAGGCCGTAGGCAAGCTCGAGGCCGCCAAGCCCTTGAAGAACCTGCTGAACCAGGGCGGGGCGAGCTTCTACGAGTCGCCGGTGAACGCCCTCAGTGGCAACCTCGACATGGCGCTGGACGCCAGCGGCTACGAGAAAGCCGGTGCGGCGGCCGGTGCTGCCTTCTCAGGGCGCTTCAACGCAGCACTGCTGGGCAAGCTCGGCCAAGGAATGCTCGACCAGCTCCAGAAACAGAACGACGACTACTTCGCCACCCTCAAGAAAAACGAGAGGATCAACGCCAACTGGGCCGCGGTTCTGGAAGAGGGCGCCGCCCACCAGGCCGAGATCACCCGCAAAGCTCAGGCCGAAGCCGCGGCCCGCGCCGAATCTCTTGCTTCGCTGCGTGCCACAGAGGCAGCCAGGAGTGAAACGGCTCGCAAGAACCTGGAGACCGCCGCCGCGGCCCGCCGCAACGCCGTGCCCGAAGTGGTGCGCCGCCCCGTTGCCGGTGTCGCATACCCGAACGGTGCCGCACCGGCCGCCAGCCCCACGGCCGTTGAAGGCTCGGTCGTGAATCAGGTGAAGCGTGTAACCGCGCTCAAGAAAAACGCGGCAGAAGAGGTGGCGCGTATTGAGCGGGATCTCAGCATCTCCATCAACAACACTGAGATCGAGCACATCAAGAACGCGATGGAGATGGAGCTGGACTCCATCGAACAAGTGGCAGCCGCCCGCAAGAAAGCCGGTGATGCCTGGTGGGCCCAGCAGGAGAAGCGCCTGCGCCAGAAGCCCGATGTCATGGGCCCTGCGTTCGACAAAGGGCAGCGGGAAAAGGCCAAGGAGCGTGACAAGGCTCGCGGAGACAAGCTCGAATCAATCGCCCTGGGCGTGGGCTTCCCGCTCATGTTCGGTGCGGGACCCGGTTCGATCGCCGGCAGCTTTGCTGGCAGCTTCGTTGGTTCGGGCTTCGGCGGCCAGATCCTCGGCGGTGCGATCGGCACGATGTTCGATCAGCTGGGGACCGCGGCACGCGAGGCGGGCAACGCCCTGCGCGACCCCATCGCCAACTTCGAGGCCCTCAAGACTGCGGGCATCTTTGCCAGCAGCGCTCAGGAGCACCTGATCGAACGCCTCATCGAACTCGGCCGCGTCACGGAAGCCACCGAGCGGATCCAGGCGCAGGTCATCCAGAAGATCGGCGTCAACGGCGCCCGCGATCTGCAGCGGCTCGATCAGGCCAGCGACAAGTTGGCGAAAGCATGGGCCGAACTCAACCTGCAGATGCAGGCGGCGGTCGCAGGACCCCTGGCAACGCTGCTCGAGTGGATCACGGCCGTGGTTGGGCTGGTTGGTGAGCGAAACGCAGGCATCAAAAACACAGAATCCATCGCCCAAGGTCTCAGCCCCAAGGACAGAGAGCAGTTCCTCAAAGAGCTGCAGAAGAACGCGGAAGGGATTGATGCCTTCTCTTCTGACCTACAGGCGCGAAGGGCGAAGCAGCAGGAGATCCAACAGCGCTACGCCGCCAAGAGCAACCAGCCTGCCCTCAAAACCGAGATCTCCCCCGCTGAGCTGCAGAAAGCCGCGGAGACTCGGCTGGCTGCTGCAGAACGGGCGGCTGCGCTGGATCGCCAGGGCATCCAATTGGCGCGGCAACAGCAGGACGCCCGCCTGCAGATAGAGGATCAGATCTTCGGGCTGCGCCGCCGTGCCGAGGATCTGCAGCGGGCCGGTACCGACCTGCGCCGCTCGGTGGAGGACGAAATCTTCCGCAAGCGGCAGGAGCTTGCGCGAATCGAGAGCGACAACGCCCGTGAGCAGGCGCGACTGGCAATCGAGCGCCTGGACATGCAGCTCCAGGGGCTGCAGGTCAGCGGCAACGTCCCTGGGCAAGACATTGCGAACGGCCTAGTCAACGCAGTCCGCCAGTACGTCAAAACCCGCGCCGAGGCCGAAGCCGATTTCCAGCAGAAAGAGCGGAACTTCAAGATCGAAATGGTGGAGCTGGAGAAAGCAAGCGACCGTTTCGCTTTCGAGGTGTCGCGCAAGGTTGCTGATCTCCAACGCCAGTCGGCCGACTACACCCGCGACGTTCAACGTGCCGTCCTAAACGCCGAGCGCACGATCTACGACCTGCAGATCGCTGCCGCCGATTACCGGGTGGCCAAGGCGAAAGAAGCCATCGCCCTGGAGGACCAGGCCGCGTCTCGCGTGGAGCAGACCCAACAGCTCACCGGCCAGGTGCAAGCGGGCTCGGGGAGCGGTGGCGGCTACATCAGCAAGGAAGTGCTGCGCAAGTGGCTGATCTCGCAAGGCATGGGCCGTACCAGCGGGGACTTCACCAACGCTGGGCACAAGACGCCGAACCACATGCTGAACGCCATGGACATGGGGTTCACAGCTTCCAAGTACGACCACAACTACGTCCAGAAGACGAAGGAAATGGAGGCCAAGCTGCGGGCAACCGGGGCATTTGGCGACCAGCTGTTTGGCCCAACCCGTGACCCCAGAGGGCACAAGGATCACCTTCATGTCCCCACACCTGGCGGCATGGTGCGCAACACCCCTGGCCTGCAGGCATTGATGGGGAACCGGGTCCCTGCTGCCACCGCGGCTGCGAACCCATCCGCCGCCGCAGCTTCAGCAGCGGTGCCAAGCGCAACACCGCGCTCGGTGGACACCTCTGGAGCGTTGGCAGGACTCAGCGGCCTCCGGGCACCTGCCGTTGGCGGCGTCGGCGATCTGATGGCGGCCAACGCCCAGCTGGACACCAGCATCGCCAAGGCGAAACAGCTCGGCCTGGAGCTGGCAAAGGCATACGCGGGTATGACAAAAGAAGGTGCTGCTCTGGCCATGGAACAGCAGGTCAAGTCCGCTATCGATCAGCTGAACGCTCCCATGGATCAGCTGCTCAAATCGCAGCAGGACCAGCTGGCCTACCAGCGGGAGTACGCCGGTTTGATCATGGACGGTGTATCACCCGCCTTGGCCGAGCAACTTTCCAAGATCCGTGAGCAAGTTCAGTTGCAACTACAGCAACTCGACACCTCTATCGCTGCTCTAGAAGCCACAAAGGTCAAACTGGAGGCGGAGAAGAAATGGACCGGGGAGCTACAGGCGCAGCTCGACCTGCTTAAGGCCCAGAGGGGTGTTATCGAAGGCAAGGGCCAGCAGGGCGAAGCCACAGCGATCAGCAACAACTCCACCGGCCAGCGCCTGCAGGACGCTTACACAAAGGTCAAGGGGCAGCTCACCGATCTCATCGACCCGGTGAATCAGATCACCGCGGGGGCCGAGGCGATCGGCTCCGCATTCGCGGAGAGCTTCAAAGGTGTGGCGTCCGGTGCGATGACAGCTCAGGAGGCCCTAGCCAATTTCTTCCAGCGCACCGCCGATCACTTCCTCGACATGGCGGCCCAGATGATCGCCAAGTACCTGGAGATGAAGGTCCTCGGCCTAGCGCTGAATGTCCTGGGCGGACTGACCGGCGGCAGTAGCGGCCCTGGTCTGGGCCTGGGAGACGCAGCCATGTTCTCCCCCATGCCCAGCTATGCAGGTGGCGGGTCCACTGGCGATGGTGCCCGTGCCGGCGGCCTAGACGGCCAAGGCGGCTTCATGGCGATGCTGCACCCGCAGGAAACGGTGATCGACCACTGGTCGGTCAACCGTGACACTCTCGGCAGCGTGGGTTCACAGCCCGGTGACTCGCCCTACGAAGAAAACCAGCAGGCCCTGGCCGCTCGTGATCGTGCCTTCAGCGAAAACCAGCAGCTGATCACACAGAACACCGTGCTCAATCGTGAGCGCACCATGGAACGCGAACGGGCTGCAGCGATGGCCGGTGGTTATGAGCCCATCGAAGTCAACGTCAATGCCGTAGATCCCGCCTCAACCGGCCTGGTTACAGTGGAACAGCTTGCCCAGTCCAGTCAGATGGCCGTTAAACAGGCGCAAGCGCAACTGCTTAAGAAGTTCAAGAACAACCCAGCAGTGCGGGCAGGGGCTGGCCTGTGAACCTAGCCCTAGGGACATACATCAGCCTCCGGACGCGCAAAGGCGGCGAGACAGGGTACGCCTTCCAGAACTTCTTTCACGGTGAGACGCGGACGTACAACGAGGAGAGATACCTGTATGCCGGCTTCGGGTTCAGCGGCAGCTCAGTGGACGTGACTGCTGCCAATATCAGCGCCTCGCTGGTGTTTGCGGTAAACCAGCTGGATCTCAACGTATTCAAGCGGGCGGCAGATGAGCTGTGGATTATGCGGGTGCGGACTGTCTGGCTAGACCCTGGCACCTTCATCGAAACCAGTACCTACCTGGAAGAGGTGTACGCGATCACGGGGTTCGAGCACAACACCAGCAAACTGTCTGTGCGACTGAGCAGCCCTCTGGACGCCGTAACAGGGCAGGCGCCTAGGCGCACATTGAACCAGGCCCTCGTGGGGGCACTGCCCACGACTGGCTCTATCTCCCTGCGCTAATGCTGACCCCGAACACTGGCCGGATCATCCTGTTACCACAGGAGATTGAACTGATCACCCTGCTGGGGATCACACCAGCGGAATACCGGGAGTTTGTGCGGCACTGCCAGAAGAACAGTCGCATCAGGCCAGGGGAGCCCACGGCATTTCTGATCATCCCGTTCCTAATCCAATTAGCGATTGGCATCTCGCTGTCGCTATTAGCCAGCTTCCTGCTCCGGCCAAAGACCAGCAACCCTGCTCGACTGGAGCAGCGCACAATCGACGGGCAGAACCTCGTTACCAACGACCGCTTTGCACCGAAGGCGGGCTTTGACGGGCTGCAGAACGTGGTGGAGCTGGGTTCTGTCATCCCGCTGGTCTATGCCAACCGGGAGACGCTGGACGGCGTGACATATGGCGGCGTTCGGGTGAACACCAACATGCTGTTCTCCCAGCTTTACAGCCTGAGCGGTAGCCAGATGCTGCGGGGGTTGTTCCTGATTGGCGAAGGTGGCATCGGCCAGGTTGACCCGGTGCAGTTCGCGTTTGGCGACAACCTGATCAGCGGCTACGACCTCGATACCAGCAGCAACACCGCCGGTCGGGTGTCGATTTACCTGAACCGCGACGGTGGCAGGCTGCAGTCAACCGATCATGTGGCAGGCCGTGCGGCGGCGTATGACGAAGGCAATAGCCAGAACTCCGGCGGCCAGGATGTTTACAGCGTTCGCTATGTGGACAACGCATGGACGACCAACTTCTGCTACGTCCACAAGCCCAGCACTCAAACGCAGTTCGGGCTTTACAGCCCAATCGGCAATGACCTTGGCTACCGGGTAAACGCCAGGATCGCCCCTGCAGTGAACGCCCAGCTCAAACCCAAGGGCGATGACGGCGACTCAACAGTGGTCTGCACACGCGACCTGCAGGCCCTGGCAACCAGGGACAAGCAGAACGTCACTTTCAGCAGCCGCAGCGGTCTGGTTGCGCACAATGGCACCCTGACTGGCGCGGGTCAGTTGATCGAGGTGGTCCGTGGCGACCGGCTCACCTACAGGTTGCATAAGTCCAGCGACATCCGAACAGCGTTTCGGAAGGAGGGGAATGGGCCTGACGGCAAGGAGAAGTGTGCTGACGTAGCCCAGGCGGTAAGCGGCAGGCAACGCAGCTGGGATGACGCACTGGTTATTGGCGATCAGTACCGGGTCGGGAGTGCCATGGCCGTATGCGTCCAGCGGACCCCCGAGGATGCGGTGTTCATCAGCGAGGCTGACAACTTTCCCGTGGGTGGTGGTGCCAGCGTTGACTGCATCTTGCAGATCACCGAGCCAGGGACTGTTCAGTTCACCAGTGTCGAGCGGCTAACTGCCGATGGCACCGACGACCGCTCCCACAAGAATGGAACCAACACCAGCCATGTGTTCAAGGCTGCGGTTGCAACCTTTGTAATCCAGCGACCGGCTCAGGTGGTGGAGATCGGCCTAAGGAGTTCTGTGGGCTTGCGGGTGAGCGGCCTGACAAACTTCAGGGATAGTCGTTCCTACAAGGAGGTGGACGCTGACGCTTGCTACAACTACGAAGGCAACACGATCAACAAAGGGGACCTGCTGGTAACGCAGAACTACGGTTCTGGCACTTACAGCGGACCCGAGCAGCGTTACAGCTTTTTCAAGCTCTCGTACCGGGTTGCGGGCAGCGATAGTGCCTTCACCACGCTGCCCCAGTGCTTCGGGGTGCGCTCTGTCACGCAGCAGCCGGTTTACAACTACCTGCGGGTAGAGCTGCCCGAGACGCAGCGGTGGGAATTCCGCCTCACGCCAGTCAGCGGATGGGAGATCCGCAACAACATCGCCACCGGCTCCCTGGAGGTGATGGATGGAAAGAAGGCTGGGGTGCGGCGTGTGACGGGTGGTGAGGCAGTCATCACCTACACCGGCGAAGCGGTGGACCGTTCTCGTAGCACCTTCATGATCCCTTGCACGGTTAGCGACGACTCGCTGGGCATCCCGAAGATGGATAACCAGAGTTACGTGGACGACTGGGGCAAGCTGGCTGAGCTATTTCCGCTGGAGGAGATCAACAGCAGCACCTCCTCGCCTGAGCATGAGGTGGTGTACGTCAACAAGATCACCCCGAACATCACCACCCCTAACTACGACGGCCTGGCAACCGTTGGTGTCAATATCCGCAGCAGCACCGAGTTCAGCCAGCTCAGCCAGTTCAGCGTCTATGTGGAACAGGGGCTGAAGTCCACGCACCTGTTCCCTGAGGTGCTGCTGGATCTGATGACAAATACCCGCTACGGCGTGGGTGAGATCCTCAGTGCCGAACAGATTGACGATGAAAGCTTCGCCAGCGCTGCGGAGTGGACGAAGCAACGCCGGTATTTCTTTGACGGGGCGATCAGTGAGAAGATCAACCTCCGCTCGTGGGGAGCCCAGACCGCGGGTTACTTCCTGCTGGATCTACTGGTGAAGAACGGCAAGTTCGCCGTGCAGCCCGTGGCCCAGTTCGATCAGGCCGAGCTGATCACAGGACTGTTCACCAGCGGCAACATCCTGGCCGACAGCTTCCAGTTGTACTACCTGGAGCAACAGGAGCGGCAGCCGCCACGGGTGAGCGTGAAATGGCGAGAGGAGAAGCAGTCAGGCGATGAATCGAGCCGGGGCCTGTTCCCTGTGCTGCGAGAGGTGACCATTCGTGAGGCGGGCACAGCAGAGGATGCACCTCTGGAGCAGGTTGACCTGAGCGACTTCTGCACCAGCGAGGTTCACGCTGTTGATTACGGCAAATGGCTCTGCCGTGTCCGCCGCCTGGTGACACATACGGTGAGCTTCAAGACCACGCCAGACGAAGCCGCGCTGGACCTCGGCAAGGTGTTCAAGCTTGGCATGGAGACTGTGGCCTACGAGCAGCCGAACAATGGCATCGTCACCGCTGACGGCACAGTGATCGCCATGCGGGAGCTGGGCGACGGCAACTACCCAGTGCTGCTGTGGGATGGCAACCGCAACGAGATCCAGGAAGTGACGCTGGCTATCGCAGGCGGCGTGGCCACTGGCTACAAGAACGCGGTCTTCTGCATCAGAGACGCTGTATCCGCCGTGCAGACCTACAAGGTGCAGAGCCTGGCGTTTGACGAAGACGGCAACTTGGACGTGGAGGCCACGCACTTCCCCACCGATGAGCGAGGGTTCAGCGTTCTAACGCAAGGCTGGAACGTGGCAGCCAACTGGGTGATTGAGGGTGCGATTGGCGACAGCGACAACCCGGCACCGCTCAACCCAGCATTTGAAAGCGTGTCCCTGCTTGGCCCCTCTGCCGTGATGGTCGGGGAGGAAGACCAGTACACCGCTTTGATCGAGGGGCCAGAAGGCAGTTACACCTACACCTGGACAGCGACGGGTGGTGCGGTGATTGCCGCGCCAGCAGCATCACAGACCATGATTCGCTTCGTTGGATCCGGCGAGTCCACCGTGACCGTGACAGCCAGCAACGGGACCATTGAGAAGGTCGCAAGCAAGGTAGTCACAGTGGGCGCCGCTTCTGTTGTGCCTACCGTGTAGCCATGGTGATCGACTTCCCAGCCCTGTGCCCCATTGGCCGGCAGGCCAAGCCTGGCCTATACCCGGTCAAGCGGTTCACTTCAGTCAGTGGTGCTGGCACGACCCGCCTGTTTGGCAACAAGGCATTTGACGCGACATTGCAGCTCCGCTACGAAGCGAATGACGATGAAGCCGCTCGGATGGTGCAGTCCTATCACGACTCCCTGGGCGGTTTCCATCCGCTCCAGCTACCCGGCAAAGTATGGGAGGGGATGAGCGATGACCTGCGGAAGCAGTTTCCAGACCATCTGACCTGGCGATGGGCACAAGAGCCAGAGGTGGAGAGCGTTCAGCCGGGTAGAACTAGACTCGCCGTAAGTCTTGTCGGCACCCTGGATTAGCCATGGCCGTTCTCACAGGTGCCGGTGGAGCGCTTCGATTTCGCAACCAGCGTGTGGGGAAGGTGCGGGACTGGTCGCTCAACGTGGAGCGCTCGGCGTTGGATACCAGTTGCCTAGGCACGTTTGATCGCACCTATGTTTCCGGTCTTCGCGGTGCATCTGGCTCCGCTACTGTCCTGTACGACACGGAGGACACAGCAGCCAGGGCGTTGCTGAACTCCATCTTTGAGGACCACGCAGAACCAGAAGCGGTGGACTTCGTGATGGACGTTGCTCAGGGTGGTGGGTTCAGTTGCGTGGCCCTGGTGACAAGCGTGAGCCCTGCTGTATCAACAGGAGAGGTGACAGCGGTGAGCGTGAACTTCCAGGTGAGTGGGCCTATTAGCGGTGGCTTCTGATGGCCATCCTCGGGAGTAGCGGACGGCTGATCCTGCGGCGTGAACCACCTGCCCCGGTAGTCCTGGCTGCTGGTGCCATGCACAGCTCCAGTCGTGGCATCCACGTCCAGAACCAGGACTTCTGGAACGGGGATCTGGTTTACCTGACTAGCTCAGTCGGTCTGCCGATGGGCAACTGCCCTGATGGCCACGGGTTCTACGCGGGCGGGAGCTGGGATCTTTCACCGGCCAGGGCACACGTTGAGAACAACAGCAGCCTGTTTTACGGGGTGGGTGACGACGCCCCGATGTATGACAACAGAGCGCCGACCACTGCAGGGCATTACTACATCTACCGGGACCAGCTGGACCGGGTGAGCTTCTACACCGATCCAGTGTCCGCGCTCAATGGCACTTGTAGCGACAGGCTGCCGTTGGCTCGTGTGGACTGGGGGAATCTGATCATGGCCCCGGCTGGGACGGACGAATACGAGGCAGCCATTGCCGACTGCGCGGGTGACGTTGGCGAATACCGCTTCAGTGATGGGCGCGATGAGGTGACACTGCAGAGCATCTGTGAGTTTGCCCCGTACTACATGGAACCCGTGGCGGGGACAGCGGAGTACGGCAACGCCGATGTGCAACCGCGTGGCTGGGTTGCTGGTAGGCCCTGGCGGATCCAGTGCGACCTGCGGGAGTGGACGCTGGACCTGAACGCGGCGAATGTGGAGGTGACAGCCTTGGGTGAGAAGTGGGGCGAGTCAGTGAAATCCCTGGTGACTGGCGGCGGCACCTTGGATTTCCTGCTGGAACGCCGGCAGGATGAAAATGGTCAGGACGGCACGGCGCTGCTGCAGCTACTGATGCTCACCGAGAAGGGGTGCCAAGCAGAGGCGCAGTTCTGGATGATCGACGGACAGACAGACGACCGCTGTGACGGGTTGCTTCCTGGCGACCTCTATTACGGCTGCACCATCCTTGTGACCCAGACAGCAGTGAACTGCAGGCCCACGGAACTGATTGCAGGCACTGCTCAGTTTGTCACTACCGGAGAGATCGGCCTGAAGATGGGCGAGCGGAACTGCCGCGTCTGAGCCGTCTTAGCATGGTTGCAGCTATGGCTTGGCTGTGACTGAGATCGTTCGTGGTGGGCAGGTAGGTGCAGCAGACCATATCGAATCCACTCAGGGCGTGTTTCGGCAGCAGCTGGCAGCCCTGGCTGACGCGATGCGTCAGGTCGTTGGTAACGCCGCCATCGTGCCTGGTGCTGGTGGGCAGGCAGACCCACTATCAGCCCCGTTCACGTTGTATGTGAACCCGTACACCGGCAGCGATAAGTTTGTCGGCGGGTCATACAACACCTTTGAAGGTGGTGAGACAGACGAAGAGATCATTGCCAGCAAGCTGAAGCGGATCGAAATGCAGCGGCTGGAGTGTGGGTTCACACCTCAGCGACCGTTCAAAACGATCAACCGTGCGGTGATCGAAGCGGCGATCATCACCAGCAAGTCCTGGTACACCTATACCGATCCTCGTGCCCACGTCGATTGCGTCAGCATCGTGTTGTCGCCTGGCGTCCACACGCTGCACAACGATCCAGGTGCCACTAATCCATCCCTCGTGAGCTGGGGTGACGCGAAAGATCCCACGATTGCCGAGCTGATCGCCTTCAACCCGAAGACAGTTGGGGGTGTGATCCTGCCGCGTGGCTGCAGCCTGTGCGGCCCTGACCTGCGCAAGACCACAATCCGGCCAACCTGGGTCCCGGCGGTGGCCGATGAGAAGGCGGACTACAGCAACCGCCGAGCGATGCTGAAAATCACCGGCACCGGCTACTTCTTCGGCTTCACCGTGATGGACAAGGTGGGGCATCAGGCCAGCCACCACCTACTCGACAGCTTCCACTTCGCATCAAAGGATGAGCTGGATGAGTTCTATGCCAAGTGCTTTAGCGCTGTGGGAGGCGGTGCCAACCTTGGCGCAGCTCTGACGGTTACACGGCCAACCGAGTACCAGATCGTCGGGCCGATTGAAGCAGGTACGTCTCCCAGTCCGTCGTGGGACACGACTGCATCGGCAAGCCCGTACATCTTCAACTGTTCGATTCGCTCTGACTACGGCATCGGCGGGGCCTTCATGGATGGCTCCAAGGTGTCGGGCCTGAAAAGCATGGTGACAGCCCAGTTCACTGGGGTCAGCCTGCAGAAGGACATGAGCTGCTGGCAGCGCTATGTGGATGGCGAATGGGTGCCGACCACTTATGAGCAGTACATCGAAACCGAGCCGAACAATATCCGCATGAACCCGGTGCGGATGAGTCGGCACATCAGTGCCATCAACGATGCCTTCATTCAAGAGGTGTCGGTATTCGCCATCGGCCAGGGCATCCACCATTTCACGGATCGCGGTGGTGAGATCACTGTCACCAACAGCAATAGCAGCTTCGGGGGCTGCGCTGCACTGAGCACCGGCTACAAGACTGCGGCGTTCCCACAAGACAAGAACTGGACGCTTAACCGCATCAAGGTGCCGCTGAACCCCGACGAGAAGACGGGTAACGTGCGCCGGATCTTCCTTGGCACGATCAGCGAAATCAGCTCCACGAAGATCACGCTGGTAAACCCACTGGCGGTTAATGACACCAGCAGCAGCGTTCCGGCGAATCTGCTCAAGGACGGCTACAGCTTCGCCGCAGGCACGAAGATCTGGGTGGAGAACCCGAGTGGCGCACACTGGCGCACCGACCTGGCCAGTAGCGCATGGAGTGCCAGCAATCCCGGCGAGATCCGCATCAGCAAGGCGCTGTTGCAGGCTGATACGAATGAACCAGTTGGCGTCAACCCCGAGACGGATCAAAGCCTCGCCATTGGCAAGCAGGTCTACATCAGGCGACTGGTGGACACCCGCACACCGAGCGAACGGCGGGTGCTGCTGCAGCTGAATAACACAGCTACAGCCCGGTGGCCTGAGCGTAGTTTCATCGTGCAGACCGACCCTGCACGGGCTGGCGGTGGGATCCGCGCTGAGTTCGAGGCAGGCGGCAATCAGGTGTTCGCCGTGACCGGCACAGGTGTTGGCCAGAGCCCTGCCGTGGCCGGTGTAGCTAAGACTGCTGAGGTGACGATCAGGCGCTGCTCGACCAGTGTTAGCTACGCCAAGGGGGCGTATTACCGGGCTGGCACCACGGTCAAGTTCAGAGGCAAGCACTACCAATCCCTGAAGGATCAGCTGACAGAGAGCGCAACACCCAACCCGCTTACCTGGGGTGAGAACTTTGTCCACATGCCCTCTGCTTACAGCCCTGAGGATGTGGGGCGTAACGAGGCACCGTTCCTGGTGTTCGACACTGACACGGACAGTGCAGACAACACTGAAACCTGCGGGATCAACTTCACCACGGTTTGGACTGTGGCAGGTAGTGTCCGCGATCAGTACCGTTCAGGCACTGACTACCAGGGTGTGCATGGCTTCCTGGTGGCAATGGGGCTTACGTCTGATCAGGCGCATCAGGTACTGCTGCCGAGGGGTGCAGACCTGCGGCTGCTGAACCCGGCCAGTGACGCGGACTTTCCCGTT